CTCTGGCCTGTCGTAGGTTCTTATGCGCCAATCGCCAATAATGGAAGAACTGGACGCTCCCAGAGATATGTTGGCTAACTGTGTTGCTGGATAAGGGCCAGCTTTTTTCAAAAGAACTTGAAAAGAATAGGAGACGAACTGAAGGGAATACTGCGGATTAAGCCCAAAACGTTCATATGTACCGTTAAGCATCGGTACAACGTAAACGCCTCCCATGTTATATTCATTCCCAAGAGGGTATAACTCGCTGTCTGGTAATAAATGTAATTCAACCCCATAACCCATGCCATGACTTACATAGTATCCCTCCAGAAAATAAGTAGAGAAAATGCGTCTGAAGTAGTTGTTACTTCGTCCCGTCACAGAGGAAGCTGAAGGAATCCTAAAAGACAAGTACTGCCTTTGATTGCCGTAAGCAGCTCCACCTTGAAAGTACGGAGCACCGTAAAAATAAGCGTTGTTATCAAAAGCGGACCAAGTTGTTAGCCTAGTGGTTTTACCCGTACCATATCCAACTTGGACCGTCCTGTAAGTACCAGAAGTAGGCCTATTAAAAGCATGCCACTCAACCGAGCTATCCTGTAAGTCTTCGTTTACCTCGCTTATGAAGTAGTCATTAAACGCTTTAGTGTCTACCCATTGAAGTAGCTCTTGATTTAGGGAACCATCATTAGTTTGAATTTCCCCCCAAACAATTACGTCGTTGACGTAAGCGGTCGCTGACACCCCAGTTAAGCTTACAACTGCCTTAGCAATAACTGAGACAGACCCAACTGAGGTGGACGCACTTACCCCGGTTACCGGAACAATAGCATCGGCTATTACGTCAGCTGTTCCAAGATAAGCGGTAGCTCCAAGTCCTGTCAGGGTTACCGTAGCCTTACCTACGACTGTAACCGAGCCATTTTCCGCCGTTGCGGATACGCCAGTTACCTGAACAATTGCATCCGCTTCAACAGTGGCAGAGCCAAGCGCCGTTGTGCCAACTAAGCCCGTTAAAGTTACAACTGCTGTGCCTGTAACCGATACAGTACCAAGGGCGGCTGTGCTTTCCAGCCCCGTTACGTCAACATCCGCGTTTGCTTGAGCAGTTACTGACCCTAACTGACTGGTGCCCTCCAGCCCTGTTAGAGTTACAACTGCAGCGCCCGTAATTGATACAGTGCCAAGGGTGGCTGTGCCCTCGACTCCGGTTACAGCAGCATTCCCCTTTGCTTGAACAGCTACTGACCCTAATTCACTGGTGCTCTCCAGCCCTGTTAGGTAAACATAAGCCGTAGCTTGTACTGTAACGGAACCTAGCTGGCTGGTGGCCTCGACCCCTGTAACAGGGACACTTATGCCCGTGAATACTGTAACGGACCCCAGCTGGCTAGTGGCTTCTACCCCTGTAACAGCAACAAGAACATTTGCGCTTCCTGCCGGTAGAGAGGAGAACGGAGTTGCAGAAAAAGGGGCTACAGAAAACACTTAAACCCCCCCTTTCTAGGGAATCAAGTAAACATAAAAATCCGAATTAGGCAATACGAATGATTGCGTTAGAGGCATCAGCGGTTGGGAAAACAACCGTGAAGTCCCCTGAAGTCGAAGTTTTATCTGAGCCAAAATCCAAAACTGCAACAGAAGGATTGGGGTAGGTATGCGTCGGAGTGGTGTTATAAATCAACGCTCCTCGTGCCGTGATAGTTGCGGTTGACCACGTTTCATCGGAAAAATCGATAAACGCAGTTGTACCAGAGGTGGTCGGGCTGACATTGGTCAGCGCCTGCCCGCCTGCAACATACCCAGTACCGCTGGTTTCACCTGTAACAGTGTAAGAAGTTGTAGTGGCGTCTAAAGTGGCCGAGTTTGTGTACAAGGCCATATAGAAGGTATCGCCACCACTTGAACGAAAATCGTGAGCAGCTTCCATTAGTTGCTGCTTAAACGAAGTGCAAAGAAAACTACCAGTAAAAGCCATGATGAATGCCCCTAAACTTGTTTGACAATACTTGCCATGTCTCCATGGCCCTGTTTGGAAAGTTCCGCACAAAGAGTGGTTTTGTATGATTTTACAGCCTGATGCATGTAGTTGACTAGCACTTTTCGTATCTGGTCCCTAAACATCATAGCCTGTAACGCAATGGCATCGTCCCGATCCTTGCTAACGTACAAAATCTTATTCAAAGCCTGATCCGCCAGCTCCTCCGGTGTAAATCCGCGATTATCCGTGGTCTGAACAGAGGCCTTAAATACTGAAATTTCCAAATTTTCCATCTATTCTCCTTATTGAACCGGCACTTTTACCTGACCGGACTGATACGCATCCTCCCTGTTCTTACCATCCCCGAGCATCTTCAAAAGCATTATTGAGTCTGAATAAAGCTTTTCATACAAAGCAATCATGTCCTGTTCGCCCTTTAAGAATCGAACAGCTTCAATTAAAGCACCATTCAACAGAGCGCTGTCAAATTCATTGCCCAACCATGTTGTACCAACATCCACTATTGATTCTGGATAATAGCCATAATGAAGCTCTGCAGTATATTGCACGTCGCATGCTGGACCGATCAGGATGGATTTTTCATCAAACAAAGAATAGTACTTTGGAACACCCAATGTACCGGAATTAGGATACATCTCGCGGATGAAATTTACGTCACGATTCAAAAGATAAGAATAATTCGACCCATTAATCAACGCAAGCGAAAATGTATACAAAAAGTCCGAAGGTAACGCAATATACTTGATGCCTGATGACACCAAGGTTGTCACGTTTCTACGCAACGCAGGGATTTGAACTGCAGAGTAAATCTTCTGCTCCGCCTGTTGCGTAAACAGCTTCAGCTGATCATCCGTGAAAGAGTTTTCACAAATATCCTGAATATTGGTTTTTAGGTCAGTGTAATTCATGGCGTACTCACTGATACCTGACCTACGCTGCCGCCCAAAATAAGCGCATTGTTCGTGGCAGGCTGCATACCGTTACTGGAAAAAGCCGCATCAGCCGGTGGGCCAACATAGACCGTAAGGGGCTGCTTACTATCTGGTCTAGGCTGATACAAAGACTGGGGGTCCGCAGTGTTCCTCTTTGGCTCAAGTTGGGGGTGCTTCGGCTCATAACACTCTGGGCATACCTTAAAGCCCGTCCACTCTTTTTTGACAGACAGGTAAGGGTACTGCTGACCACAACGGTCGCATATAGCCAGAGCATGTTTACCGGTAGCATATGTCATACGCTAAAGTCCGGCGTCAAGTAAATACTGGCCGTATCCCTGTCTTCCATTGCAGCCCTTGCAAACTCTTCCTCGTATATTGTTTTCAACATAGGAGAACGGTCCGGAGCTTTTTTCAGAGAGACATAATACGCCAAACCCGCCACCATACACGGCAAAAACCGGAAAACAACATCTGCCGTATTAGCGTAGGTCCCAACATCCTGTATACGACGCACAGCGTAATACTGCAGGGTATATGCTTGGTCAGGGGCTGGGTACACAAATGCCACTGGAACAGTGGTTCGTTGCACATAATACTGTGCAGGACGAGCTTGCGTGTTCTTGTCTGGTATGTGCAAGTACTCATTCTGGCTGATGCGGTCGATCACAATATCTTGCTGATTGGCCCCAGAACCAGTGCGAACCACTGCCGAAAGAATATTTACTGTATCTGATGGGAGATTATATTGAGCTGTTCCTTGAACTAGAGCCAAGGACCGCTGTTCAATTGTCCAAAGGTTTAAGCCTCTATTGGCCCACTCCATAAACAAAAGCCCTAAAGACCTCTGGGCAGAGCGTAAATCATACCCTGTACGTATTTGAAGCCCACAACGCTCGTAGGCTTCAGTAATTACGTCATCAAAATCAAGATTAAATGTGGTCGTACCTGACGTAGCCATTTAGGTTCTCCGTTTTTTGGTAGGTACACTAACCTGCTTAATCATTTTGCCAATGTCAGGATCGCGGCGAGAAGGCATTACAGCTCGACCAATGCGATTGACCGAGCCGCCCTTGCTTTTCCCAATAAACTCCTTAGCTACGCTTTGCGGCACCCCGACTTTTTTAGCAAAAGACTTGTTATGCGCAGCAGCCATCATGAGCTTTTGTTGGGCTTTACTCTTCGCTGGCATCTTTCTTCCTGATTTTGCCAACTAAACCCTGTACCGTATCACTTTCCCAAATACGGATACCAAGCCAAACAATAGTAAAAACACCAGCGATAGAAGGGATGACCTCCATCACTGTACCAACTGCAGTAGCCGCAGCGGCGGCGTCAGCTATGCTTTTTAGGTCGCTACTCATATCAGCAGTTCCATGCTCTAAGGCTCTTGTTTATACGGCTGTTCGGATCTTTCGCTGTCTTGGCTGAAGTAAGCTTCTTCTTCATGCCTTCCATGCGAGAGCAGAAAGACTTTCGCCTCGCGGCGTCCTTCTTCGTCTTTGGCTTCGGAGCGGGCGGCTTTAGATTGCCACCCGTCTCGCGATTGTAGGAGGCGCGGCCTTTGGCGTTCAGACCGCCCTTCGGGTTTTTGCCCTCTTTGCGTGTCCATGCCGCAGACCCCATTACATCACCCGAAACTTCTGAGGACGGGCCATTCCACAGCCTTTAGTGACCATGCCGCCTTTTTTCATGCCAATAGCCTTGCGGTATGCCCTATCAGAGTCTTGCAAAAACTGCTTGTCCTTGCGATCTTCTTCCATCTGCTTGATGCGCCGACGGGTTTCAGGCGTGTAAACCTGCTCGTCACCGGGCTTAGCATCAGGATTGCGGGGTCGATAAGGCTTCATTAACTTAGCCATTTTTTTCTTGTCCATATCAATCCTTTAAGCGTAGAAGAATGTCGCCGCCGTGACATTGGACAGGGTAGCATAGGCATCGGTAGCGCACCGCAGGCCGTCCTCAGGCAGGCGAATATACATCGTGTCTACGGCAGCTGGAGTGTCAATGGTGCAAACAGTGGTTCCGCCGGAACCTCCATCCTTAATCACCACCGAGCCCGCAGTAGCAGTAGAGACGATATAAATGCCCTTGACACGGGCAGGACCGCCAAAAATGGCCCCGCCAGCACCATTTAAACGGGTGCTTTTTACATCGCTCATATATCCCATAATTTGCTCCTTGAGTTAAAAACCCTTACGGGAGACAAATTACGACAGA